ATACCATATACATAAGGACAAACTTTGCCACGTATTAATTTTCTATAATACAAAGTACAGTTTTCTTTTATCTCTCTTTTTATCATATTATAAAAAATATAATTATGCTCAATACTTATTATTTCTTTAACCTGATCCTGCCACCATAATGTTGAACTCCCACTCCCCCATTCAAAAACTCTCCAGTGTTTAATATCAAGTTTTAATAATTCAATAAGAGCATATCTATTTAACCAGGGGAGCATAACTCCATTTAATAATACTCTTGCGTTCTTATATGTAAATTCAGTTATCATTTGTACCAGTCCGGATCAAAATCAAAATTTAAAAAGCCAGCAATTGCATTTATTTTATCAATATATTTTTTAATAGGGAATAAATGATGTGCTTCAATATATTCACATCTATATAAACGCTTCTCCTGTAAAGGTAAACTTTTTGAAATAACACAATTTGGTTTATCTTTAAAAGGGTATTTTTTAAGATGTAATATTTTTCCTTTGTATCTTGTAAGTAAAGCACGAATTAATGATTCATCACTAAAATTTTTAAAAGGTTGGTTAATAGCTTCTTTACTATCTACAATATGCATATTATGAGTAGATGCTATAAAAGCCCTCCATCTTAATCCTTTTGGATTAATAAACTTTTTAAATACTATTCCTTCTGCTGTGCAAAATGGTGTTGGAAATTTACCTGTATTATACCACTCTTTCCCCACTGTTAATAATTCATTTGGTTTATGCTGTTTTAATCTGTTTAAAAAATATTCACTCTGTAAAGGAATAATATCAATATCATTCATTATGCAAATATTTGTAGGATATTTAGTTGCTTCATAGTATCTAACAATTTTAGCAAGATTCCCTGTAGGTATATTTTTAATTGCAGGGTATACAGAAACATAATCACAATTTATCATTACTTTATTTATAAGAGATTTATTTTTTAAATCACAAACTAATGCAATAGTAAATAAATCATCAGGGAAGAAAACAGAATAAGCCTTTCGTACTAAAGGTAATATTCCAAAGTAATCTTGATTATCATTAAGCCCTATTATAAAACGTTTAATCATTATACTCCTGTCTCCATTTAGTTGAACGTATATCAATATGAACAAAAGTTTTGTGCAATCCTAATCCGTATTCATCGGGATGCCTTTTGTCAAGATAATCATAAACCTTTTTTGGTGATACATTGTCTACGGTTATATCATCAGCACAAGCAAATATGTGTTTACTTCGAGAGCTTCCACCTATGGCTTGATTATGCTTTTCACATCGACACCCTGAATTGCTCCGCACCGGCTCATCAAAATGCTCACGTAAATCGGTAAGGACATCCAACATTTCAACGTCAACCGTCCTGAATCCGCAACCACATTTACAAGCAAATTCCGATCTGGTAAAATATTTATTTAGATTTTCCTTCATTTTTTATATCTCCCCTTATTTACATGAGGAAAAGATTTATTCGGTATTGGTTTATTTAAAAACTTACAAAGTTTTTTCCAGCCATCTCCTTTTTCAAAACACATAATTAAAAAATTACTCTTCCCTGTAAAGTAATCAACAACCATCCTATTATGTTTTTGATACCGATCTATAAATTGCTGAGCTGATGGACGTTTATTTATATTAATATTTCGCCATTGATTTAAATCACTCCTTGCTAAAACTTGTGGATTTTTTCTTAATGTTAAAATGAATTTACTTCCAGGATACCATACATCAAGTTGTTTATATAAGAATATCCAAGGTGCATCACTAAAGGCGTTATAACTGTCTGCCCTTCCTTTGATTTGGTCATAATACTTATACCAGTTATCAGGATCGTTACACCAGTTATCAGGGACGTTTTGTGCGTCCTTAAGGACGAACCACGGCTTATATATACCTTTATAACCTAATACGCTTAAAGCTGCCCCCAGGCTCTTTGTACCCGTTTTAAACATACCTATACCAAACACCTTATTTTTATCCATTATTTAGTAACTCCATAAGGAAAACGATAGGTATAGTATAAATTCTTTTCGTTTACTTTATCAAAATAATTTATCACGTGTTTATTACTTGTAAACAATGTTGTCCACGGACGATGAGCATAAGCATCTTTTCTTTTATATTTATAAATAACCGGAAATTGAGTAAACTTAAAAACTCGAAACTCTTCTGGCACAATAATATGTTTTGTCCAGTGTAATTGAGTATCATGAATTATTAAATTCTCTGTATGATAAAAACATGGATTGACAACTTTTATTCTTGGTTCGCTACAATCCACAAAAATTAAATCATAAGTACCATATAAATATTCAAGAGCTTTATCATGATCACGGGCAAACTTATATTCCCATGTATCTGCTTTATATTTTTTTAGAATTTCATTGTACCATATTCTGGAAGTAATTTCTATTGCCGTATATCTTTTGCAGTTATCTTTAAATAATTTTGTAGAAAAATATCCACTACCAAATTCAAGAATTTTATTTGGTGTAAAATTATTAATAAACTCAATAAGAATTGGCATATGGCTGGAGCAGGTGGAATTAAAATTTACTTGCATATCTATACCTTTCCTATTATACAAAGTTGAGGATATAAATGTAAAAATCGCATATCTTTTCTTTTATCTAAATAGCTTATTAATTTTAAAAAGATTTTATCCAAATGTTTTATATCTTCAATTATATAGAATCCTCCGCTCTTTACAAAACTCCATAAGATATTAAATGAATGTATAGTTTTAATAATCTCATGGCTGGCGTCATCTATAATAATATTAAATTCTTTTTCAAATTTCATTACTTTTAATAAAAACTTTTTATCATCCTGTAAACCAGTATATACTCGAATATTTTTTATTAGTAAAACATTATTTTTCTCACAAGCAGGATTTTTGTCAATACCTACAATCCGTGCAGCTTTTCCAAAATACTCTTGCCACATCTTTAATGATCCTCCACTCTTAACACCGATTTCCAATAATGATACTGAAGGAGAATTATATCGAAAGTCTCTTAAGTACAAATCATATACCTGCAGATAAGTCAGCCCTTTAAATCGATGGGCCGACTTATCCGTGGCATATTTCTTACCTATTACTTGTAAATCGTTTCTTATTAAACTTTGCATTGTGGTTGGTTCTTCTCGTTATAAATCTGTCCTACAAAATCAATCCCACCAGCAGGACAATCTTTAGGAAAAGGTAAATCCGTTTCAGCACGATTATTTACTGATGTATGAACCAAAGCATTCTCTTTGATTTCAGGGTAAATTTTACTTTCCAAAAAATCCTGGCAGCTTAACTTTTTTGCCATTTGTCTATTTGGTTCCCACCCAGAATTTATTTTGTCAATATATTTTTCAAACTTATTTTTGAATCCGGTAATGTCGGCAAAATCTTTTCTAATCCCTGCAAACATACCACCCATAATATTCATAGTATGCCTTTTATGATCCCGCATAATATGACAGGCTTTCCCTGACTTAAGCCATGCTTCAATTGCGATTGATTCTCTTAATCCTATTCTGGAATCAACATCTCTTATCATAAACTTATCCACGTATCTGTCAAGAATCACTTTTAATCTCCAGAAGTATTTAGCACGTTTCCAATCTTCAGATAATACTCGTACCTCTGCGCCAAATTCAATAATACGATCCTTGATTTTTTTAGGGCAATCTTTATCAATGTAAAAACGACATACCCAATCCGGATAAAATCTCTGTGCCAATTTAATGTTCTGGAAAATACCGTAAATGTACATTGGTAAATCTCCCCACAATGCAAACGCTATAACATTTTTCATGTTATCTCCTTTGTAAATGTTTGAAACAGTTCTAAAGTTTTATTATAAAAATCATTCCATAATGATTGATTAACTTGCTTTAATTTTTTTAAAATATCAATGTCTCTATTTTTTAATTCTATTTCATCAATAAATTTTTTTACTCCCATCATATTTATATTCCATCTTTTATATCCTATAGTATCCATTAAGCTTAATGCTCTTTCATCATAAGAAATGTTAATAACATTTTTATTAAAAGATAAACAAGGCAAAGTTGAATGCAGCCTAAATGAAATATTTAACTGACAATATTTTAATAAAGATAAAAATTCAAGAGCATCTTCGGTATAAATATATTCAGCACTAAGCTCTTCAGCAAAAGGAATATCACGAAAATCATGGCATAGTATTTTTACATACCCAATATTTTTATAATTATTTATTAATGCTTTAATACAATTAGTAATCTCATTTTGTTTTCTAACAGGTATACACATTAAACTTGGATTTCGTATTGAGATTAATATTAAATTTTTTTCCACTTCTGGAAATGATAATTTAAGTTTACTCAAGAATAAAGTAGGACAGGCAATTAAAGTACTGCCAATATATTTTTGTGTAGCAATATCTCTTGCAGTCGAAATAAATGCTTTTTGATGAAGAGCTTTTATTTTTGTATCTGGCATTACATCCGTCCGCTCAATTAAAAATCCTTCTTTGTTGTAAACTCTTCCACGAGATAAACTAAAAAGAAATAAAGGGACACTTAATTTATCTAAAGCATTTAAATCAATATCCAGTTCATTATTCTCATATAGATTTCCACCACCAATAATAACACCGTCTCCAAATTGGTTTATTTCATAAATAGTTTTAGCGGTTAATCCAGCTCGTTGCCCATCATATTTAGATGTTGCGGGAAGCATTATCAAATTAGGCATATAACCAAACGCCTTATATATAAAATGCTTCATCGCTAAAAAGATAATATCGTTTCCAATATTATAACCTTTAGGACGTATACAATAAATATTCATAGGACACCTTTAAGATTTTTAATTATTTTCTCAGAATACTGATTGACTTCTTTATATCCTTGTATAAATGATTTTTTTACTTTTCCCAATCTTACAGTCGTAACATCTTTATTTTTAGGATCAGCAGATGAATGATGATGTTTTAATATTACATTAGGAAGATAATACGCTGTTTTAGTCTGTACTGCTACTTTCATCCAGACAGTATCTATAAAGTTTGCTCTAAATAATTCACACATAAAAGGATATTTTGTAGACTCTACATATTTTCTTGTTGTAAAGATATTTACACATAATTTTTTACCTTGAACATAATCATCATTACAGTAAATAATCCCCATTCCATTACATTTATTAATAGCATTTAAAATAGCAATATCATATCCGGAAGTCTTGAACTCCATATCATCAGCAACAAGTGATACTATTGTCCCTTCATCTTTAAATGTTGTCTCCTCATATAGCTGATTATACATCTTTCCATGATGTGGTTGGTTTTCTTTCCAGTAAAGAATTTCAAAAGATACTGGAAGTTTTAAATCATTAACAAATGATATAGTTTTATTATCATCAACATCCAAAAGAAATGTAATACAAATATTTTTAGGATTGCTGACAAGTGCAATACAGGATGCTATAAATCTTGGAAGTTTTTTATCTGATCTTCCTCGTGTAGGTAACATTAAATTTATTCTGTTATATCTCATTTTAGTTTTAACCTCTCAGGATTTTGTAAATAAGGTCGTGTATATAATCCAGCCCAGGCATCAAATAACGCACCAATATCAATAGCAACTCCGCCTCGTTTCTTTATTTGTAAACAGTATGATTTACCTAACCCACCAGCACCTATTAAAAATACTTTACCTTTTAAATCAAACGAATCCAACCACTGGATTATCTTTACAAATAAATTTGGATAGTGTGGTTCACCTTTCCAATCTACATTTCTATTTGCTTTTTTAGAATATGAAAACCGCTCTGGTGGTATTAAAAACATTTCTGCTCGTTTTAGATTAAAAGCTTTTTCCATTTGCTTTCCAATATCTCTACAGGTAATGCAATATATTATATCTGTATTTTCCAGTATTGATTTAAAATTTAATTGCTTTACATGATAGAAATGATAATATCGTTGTCTTGGTTTAAATATCTCATAAAATAAACAAAGGTTATTAAATTTTTTCCATTTACTATATAGTCGTTGTTCTCTAACACTTGGTATCCCTAAAATATCTGCTGTTTGACACGCACCAATAATTTGATTCCTGATACTGACAATTTGTTTATGTGTTATTTTACGTACATCAAACCATCGACCAATTCTTGATTTGCATATTTTTTCATTTGTAAATTTAGGATATTTAACTATACTCCATTCTCCATCACCTAATCTTACCATGGAAAAAGGTTTTTTATTAGCGATAGCACCTTTTAATATTTTACTAACATTATCAGGGTTTAAGTATTTCATAATTCAAACTTCCCTATATTTTTTAAATAACTTCTGGTCACCAATCCGTCCCATCCGTCAAAGATACTACCGATATCTAAAGCAATTCCTCCTCTTTCTTTTATCCAACTACAATAGATTTTTCCAAGTCCACCTGCTCCAACAAGAAATAAATTATTCTTTATAGTTTTTCGATCAAGCCAGAATTTTATTTCATTAAATAAATCAGGATAATGTTTTTTGTCTGTATAGACTTTTCCCTTGCAAGGACGATGTTGAGGAGGCAGTATAAAACCAAATACATTCTTTATATTTAATCTTTTTGTAAATATAAAATACATATCCCTGCATGAGATATAATAAATTGAATCTCTATTTGACAATAACCTTTTATAATGGCCTTTCGTTTGTAGTTCTACCGTGCAATCCATACAACAAGTTTTAGTCCTATCCTGGAGTAAATCATATTTATGCATAAAATGCTTAACGTTCCGCCAATCACTATTTACTTTCTGATGTCGTAAACAAGGCGTTCCCACAATATCACAATTATTAATTGAATTTCTAATTTCAACAGCAAACTTTTTCATATCAATATTATTAGTTCCGAGCCATTTGTTCCATCGTTGTCTGCATCTTGTTTCTCCTGTAAACTCAGGGTATCCCATAACAATACCTTCACCATCACCATATCGTGCGTGCATCCACGGACGTGGACTTTTAAGAACGTTCTCAAGTTCTAATAAGAATTGATTGAAGTTAATAGGGATCATTCAATCTCCTCTTTACCGCACTCATTACATCTCCAACCGTAAGATTATTAATACAGTTATAATGAGAACAATTATAAAAGTTATAAGTCCGTTGACAAGGTTGACATGATAAACCTAATACTAAATTTTCAGCAGTATTATTAATCGCTCCATTTTTACTAATAAGACTTCCACCAAAAATTGCAACCATAGGTATTTGTAAAGCATCACCAACATGCATTAAAGCAGTATCTGTTGATATAAGTAAATCTAATTGAGATATTACTTTTGCCGTTTCTGTAAATGAAAGTTTACCAACAAAATCCTCATCAGTTTTTATATCTGAAAGTTCATCTTTATATCCTACTTTAATTATCCGGCAATTATAATTATTTCTTAAAGCCGAAACAAGTTCATTAAAATACGGCCATTGTTTTGGTGCTTTCATCTTTTCACTATACGTTCCATTGCATAAACCAATCTTTATAGTATTCCCATTTTTTAAAATAGGTGCACAAGCAAGAGGCACATACTGATTAAATAGTTTTCCTTTGTATCCCATCTTACTTACAATATTCATATAGTAGAATATTTCATGAATACTTTTATTTGTCCAGTCTGGAGCATCCGCTTGAACCGGACACTTTTTAACAAATATATCAAGAGCTTCACTATGCTCGGTATGTCCTGTATAAAAGTATCTCTTATATTTTTTTATAAGTTGCTGCTCTGGGTAATTAATAACCTCTTGTATAGTATCCCACTTATCAAAAAAATCATCATAAGCTGGTCGCCTTGCATCTTTCCAAAAAGATGACATACAGATATCAACCTTACCACTGGCATCCATAGAGGCAAGAGCTTGTATGGCTGGAGTCATCATCACCAGATTCCCCAGCCCATGTTTAAAATAAACTATTGTTTGAGTTTCGATTTCTTTTGTCCTTTTGACAAGATATTAGATGGGACACTAATCCGAATTGAACCAAACTCCACCATAAGGATATCAATTAAAGTTCCGGCATTAGTTTCTTTAATTGGTTTTACTTCTGTCCCCTTTTTGATTATAAATTCAACATCCGGATTAAACCATTTTTTTTCTTTTAAATCAATTTCACTGGCAAGCATTCTGATAGAAATATTTTCCAGAAGTTTACATTTACCTTCAACGAGAACATCTTCAACTTTCTCTTCCTCTTTAACTTGAGCAGCTGCACCGATATCAGCTACATTTTTTTTATCTTCTCTCTTTATTCTGTTTTTTATATCGTTGACAAGGCTCATACTATTCCTCTCCTTTATTAAAATATGGTTTTAAAGATTCTCTGAAATATCCATGATATACATAAAGGTCATCCATCCTGTATATACGATATCCAGCATTTTTTATAGATGTATAATATTTACAATCAACATTAAAAAAACCTGTACTCTCATTAAAACCTCCAGCAGCCGCCCATGCTTTTTTATGCGTTAGAATAAACATTCCACTATATCTTCCTCCTGGAGCCGTCGTTAAATCTTTAATCTTTCCTTTATTTTTTCTATAAAGATTTCTTGCAAAATCTCTATGATACCTTATGTCATCACTCTTTGTATCAATACCTGGCGCTTTTTGAAACTTGCACCCTATCCTATTTGTAAAGCAAGATATCATTCCTGCTTGATGTCCAACTTTCTTTATAGTAGCCATACAGATATCATGCCATAATGGATTTACAAGTAATACATCATGATCCATAAAAATTACCCAGTCCTCAACATGATTCTCCATTAAATCATTATATGCTTTTCCAATCCTTCCATGATCACACCAGGGAATGAATACAGGGATACTTACTGTATTAAACTCCTTCCCCTCTACTTTTTTAAGTAAGGTTGTTGATCTTGGTAATACTTTATACTTTTTATTATTTGTCTCTTTTGTATATTCCCCTATAATTCGTACTAAGCCTTTTTTAACTAATCGGTGAGCTTTACTCTCCTCTAAATTAATCTCACTACCATGTCGCTTGACATAATCCTTATTACGAGGACTGCCATCCTGTATAGGAATACATTTAAGGATAATTGGTATGTTAGTGTCCATAGCGCCTTCCATTTTGTATTTCACCTTTAATCCATTTAACATCAGTCTTTACCTCTGTTAAATCTATTTTCATTCCTCCGGTTGTTTTCATTAGTTCAGTATGATCAGGACAATGGTGTCGTCTATCTGATTTATATTTATTATACTTATCATTTTTAAATTTATCTAAAACAGCTTTTCCTACAGCTATAATAATAAAAGCCACGACTATCCAAAGTTCACCAACTATATCTTGCAACATTTCTCTACCTCTTTCCAGAAAGTAAATGGTGCTTTATCTAAATTATCTTTTAATTTACCATTATTAAAGTTCCAGGATTTATGTCCGACATTATCATTTACAATAGGAGTACATCCGCAAAGTATTGATTCAAAATAAATACGCTCTCCAGCCCAAAATGAAATTGGTAGATGTAACATACTTTCATATTCATTAAATAATTCTGGCATTTTATTTGCATCGACTAACTTTGAAATTGTAATTTTAAAATTAGTTCCTAAAGAAAAATCAATATCACCAATAATTAAATAAGATTTATCTTTATTCTCTTTTATAAACTTAACAATATTATCCTTGCACTTTCTATAACAAGGAACGATTACACTATTTTTTATTCTATTCATTTCTTTGATATCTATATACTCTTTCGTATCAATAGAAAGAGGTAAACAAATACTATGATCATCAATATGACTTCCTAATAAATTAATTGTTTTTTCTTTATGTAAAGGAGAGATAAAAACATTTAACTTTGACATAGTAAATAACTGCCTTGAAAAATATGGTCTGTGCATCTCTCTATGATCATGATCATATTTAATATAAGGAATACGCTTTTCATAAATTGCATCCATGACTGTATTAAACTTTTCTATAGGAAACTCAAAAAAGTTATTTATTATAAGTAAATCAGAATTGTATAAAACCTGTTTATTAAAATTAACAGGAGTGATCCCTATAATATCATAACCCAAATCATTCCCAATATTTGCAAGATGTTTATTGCTTAACTCAGCACCACCAACTTTTGAAAAATCCTGCACCCAACCTATCTTAACTTTTTTTTTTAATGAAAACATTGATTTATTCATATAATCCCCATCCGATGCTATCAACGCTTTATTATCATAGGATATCATTGTTTTCTTTTTACAATCTGGTTTTTGATTTAATATTCGTACTTTACCGGTTTGCTGTAGTCGTTGTGCTTTATTAATCTCAAGGCTTATAACTCCACCGCTTTGTCTGCGTTTCCATTCCTTGTCAAGGATTTCACATTGTACTAATTGTACTCCCATAATGTTTTAAATGGACGGAAGGATTTTAACTCTTCCGCCCTCCTTTCTATTTTGTAAACTTTTAACTTTCAACATCCCCAAGAATCGCAAATGCAATACTGATTGCAGGCATACCGTCAAGTCTCATGACAAAACGGAGACACTGTTCATCAGTAGTAAAACGCACATGGATACTGGAATCAATTGTCAAATCCTGGCGCATAGTAAGCAAGTACCAGCTTAGGTCTCCAAGAATAACATCACCCTGGACACCTATTGCAGGAACGTTTCTTGTTCTATAAACAGGATAGCTGATCATTGACGGTGGATGCAAAAGCTCTCCACCAAATACATTATAGTCTGCCATAAAAATAGGACGGTTATTCAAATCACGCAGACCAACCAAAGTATTCTGTGTCACTTTTCTTGTCATCCAGGCAAGGTCAGTAAAGTTTTCATCAAGAGCATTATCAAGATTAATCACATCCTGATATCCTACAGTACCAGCAGTTTGACGAGGGACAATATTAATAGCAGGATCATTAATTATACCAAGGCACGGGCCAGCTCCAGCAGCGGCAGCAATAACACGTCTTTCCAAATCATACTGAAAAGCACGAGTAAAAAGTCCGGTAATATAATTAATGATATTGATCATACTATCTGCAATCAACTCATCCGTTAAGTAAATTAAACCTATTAACTTCTGAGCTTCAAAAGTCAACCGCTCAAGTTCCGGTTGGGTATGAGTTTTAAGTCCACCCTCATCCGGACTGTAAAGAACTATTCCACCAAAGTAACTGCCGGCAGCCTGTACCAATCTGGGGATACGCATGATGTTCGTGTTCATCGGCATGCGCCATACTTTACTTAAGATAATTGATTGCTGAGTAGCAAATTCAATAAGAGTAGCAACAAACTCAATAGGGACTAAAGCACCGCCGTCTGCCAAAACGCCTTCGCTCAGACCAGCTTGCTTCAGGTGATCTTTAACTGTTTCGTTATGTTTTGTAATATCAATACCAGCATCCCTTGATCTCGCTACAGTCCCGCCACATTTAATAATTTTAGCAAACGTTTCCATTTCAGGAGACAGGCGTTTGAACGGTCCACCAATATTTACAAGCTGCTGTCCCATTGCAATACCGTCTGCCATCCATGGATTGTTCCCATAACTTTTTTTAACACCAGGACGAAAAGATTTATTGAAAAAAGAGGTATCTACAATACTTCCTTTTCCACCCAATGATTCAACTTCTCCATCACCAAAAGCACCATCTTGATTAGGGAATATATTCCCACGATTTACTTTTAAGATATCCGCTTTTAGTTCATCAATCTCTGCTTTGGTTGAAGTCTTTACCACCTCTGCAATCATACCCTGCAAATCTTTTTTTGTCATTGTTTCCAATGGTGGAATAACCGGCGGCGATGCAGATGGTGCATGGGGATCACCTCCAGAAGGATTATCGAAAAACCGGAAGCACATAATTAATGACGACATAATATACGCAAACAAAAAGCGCATATTGAATAACTGTTTCATAATAAAATTCTCCTTTACAATTAAGTAATTAATAGTTAAACAGTGATTTTCCCTTTCATTACATCAAGGGATTTTTTAACCCCATCCTTTACTGCTTCCTTGACAGCTTTGGCAATATCTTCTTTTGTTAAGCCATCAGGAAGTTTTAAAGCAGGAGGTTCAGGAAGTAAACGTAGAATAACCGGAGATGTATCTTTATTGACAGGAACAACTGGTGCCGGAACAACAGTTACTTCCTTCACGTCAATATAAGTTTTACTTTCTATTAAATTTTTCATTTCAACTATTTCAGCTCCACCAGTAGATTGAGCAAAAGAAACGGCATAGGGAGTTACCAATTCGGAAAACTCTTTTATAATTGCTTTGACAACCTTTTCAGTACCATCACTGACATAGAGTTCATCCAGCATACCAAACCAAAGTGTTCGCATAGCCTCCCAGGGTAAGTCTTGAGCAACACGTTCGGCAATAGTTTTTAATTGAGTTTCAGGTAAAGAAAACATTTTAATTAATTCATCAACGGTACATTCAAAACGCTTTGCTGTTATTTGTAAAGCATCATTAATTGCTTCTTCTGAAGTTTTCTTGACAGGTTCTGGAATAATAATTTCTTCCTTCTCTACTTTATAAGTGAGAATCTCATTCGCTGTCTTTTCTACTTCCTCCGGTGCCATTGTCTTAATAACTTCAGCGCCGATATTATCAGGAACACCAACCTGGGAGTATTCATTCAATCTCCATTTCTTAAATTCAACTCCACCGCCAGGACGTGGAGAAGCATCAAGAGCAGAGAAGCCAATACTGAAATAAGGCATAAACCTTTCCTTTGCCTTTTGGTAAAGTCGCTGTCCTGTATTATCAGGAGGAGTTAATTTACTGCCGTCAAAGTATTGCGTCTTTGCTATAATACCTTTAACACCTTTAGAATTAACACCGACTATAATAGATAAAGGCTTTGCAATAGGTTCATGCCCTGTATCCGTATCAAAGCCGTGCTGTTTTAATACTACTGGAATCCCGTCCATTTCCATCCCATCAGCACGAACAATATCCTTTGACCGATCTTCCTGCTCTGTAGAAATAAAATGTTCAATTGTTAAGCTCTTATCATCAAACGCTTTTATCTCCGTTTCAAATATTTTTTTAATAAGTGCCATAAAATCTCTCCTTTGATTTATGATTATTATTTTTCAACGTATCCTAAAGTACAACGACAATTTATATTCTCTTCACCCAGACTGCCATTTCCTGGGGATGGCATTGAATCTGAACCAACTGAAAAGTTTTCTTTAATCTCAATAGCACCATCATGACTATACGTAGCTCCAGCTGCTATATGTGTATCCCTTGCATCTGCTTCGTTAAGCCAAAACTTTTTTAACTTATCTTCAAGCTTTGCCTGTTTTACACTTTCTAAGTCTCCAGTATTACTCGCTGCTATTGTTTCCGTTCGTGAAATTGTTTGCGCTCTCCACTTTTCCCAATTAGCAAACTTCTCTTTAAGGTTATCAGCAATTATATTTAATGGCAATCCTTCCCTTAATCCTTCCCTGAGAATATTTTTAATCTCTGCATAAGTAGTGCCTTCCACTTCTTTACTAAAGAGCTTTAATCTATTTGATAACCATTTCTCCGTAGCAGGATCAGATATATTAAACGGTTCATTAATACTAAAAACTTCCAAACGATTATTCCCAGCATCCTGAAGTATTAAAGATATTGAAGGAGCAGATGCCTCTGCTAATAAAGCTGCCTGTTTTGCTCTATCAATATTGATATCCTCAACTTTGCCTTTATTCTCTTTAAGCCAGTGTCCTCTCTTTTGTATACTCCACCCTGTAATATGTCCTTGAATACTTTTACCGTATTTGTCTAATCGTTCTAATACTCCTTTTAATTCTTGCTTCCAGTGCTTCAATACTATAGGAATAAGAATATTCTTTCGTATCTCTACTCTCTTCATAAATATTGCATACTCTTTTGTTAAGCGATCTTTATTCCAGTATGTACTATCTAATTTTTTTAAATGAATTTGCTTGCCTTCAATATCTTCCTCTGGTCGTATAGAGGTATCTAACGGAGACATATTAAACGGCATAATAGGAGTATCACCCCAGGGCACTGGTTCCTTTCCTTCATCCTTCGAACGCTCCTCATTAATAGTTGAATACCCTAATGTTAAATTATCTTTTCTTTCTTGTAAATCTAACTTACGATCAGTCGTTTCCGGTAATATAAAATCTAAAGTTAATGCTTCATCATATCTTGGAAGTATAAACTTTTCAAAATACTCTTCAATCATCATTGTTTTAGGTTTAATACATTCCTTGATAAAAGTCTTATCTAAAATCTCTAATGAGTTTCTATTTACGTCTTTAACTAATCCTAATTTACCTGGAGTTAAATCATAAGCACTGATAAGTTTATCCCTTGCAAACTCTGAGACTTCTTTCAACATCATATCTCTTGTGCTCTGAGTAATAGACTTATCTTGCTTAAGACCACTATGCAGCATAATACTTTTACCTGTTTGTAAAGCTCCTTGAAATTGTGATTCTATTTGAGCAATAAGGTCTTTAACTTGTTTATCTTTAAGTTCTAACTCTGTAGTAAATACATTACCAAAAGATGCTTTATTCTTAAGTAAACCATATTGCTGCTGCATTAAGTAAAGGTCAATATCATAAGGATATAGTTGCGCCATTAAAGGAGACATACCTTCAAACGGGCTTTTAGGATTAGGATACTTCATATATAATAATTCATCCAATTCAAACTTTGATCTTACATTTCCATCTGTATATGAGTACCCATCAATAATATTTATTTTACTTGGTATTGCTTTTATCTCAGCGGAACTGGTTAAAGGTAACGCCCATAATTCTCCTGGTAAGCCTAAAGCATTCTTTGGCATATATAAACCACAGTATCCTGCCAATTCCATCCTAACCATAATATTATAAGTTAAGGTAAAACGAGTATCTAAAATATTTGGATTATTATACAAAGTTAAGAATGGATGATCATATATCTGAACACGCTCTATATTCTGTTGCTTGAGGAACATCCTTTTCTCGTGGGGATTATCTATATAACGCATCTGGCTTTTTATATTCATTCCATTAAATAGTTTACCTTGTCTTTTGTAAACATATAAACGAAATGGTAACATTGATACCGTTTTAGCAATCTTCTCTATAGAAGTATATACCCAACTCTTATAGCTGTTCACAAGCGTTGCATATGATACTGGAGGAGCTACTCCCTGTGTTTGATTGAATAACATACCGCCTATAATTGCACTCAGGTCAATGGCTTTAATATAACCAAAGCGTTCAAATATTTTATTTAAAAAGGTTTTACCCTTTTGTATATACGCCATTGTTATTACCTTTCATTAACCTGTATATTGTTCAACCGAATCTCTGAAATAACCAAATACCTCAATACAATTAGTACGGATTATTGGATCAGTACCATACTGGAATATTCTATCTAATTGCACTCGCCAGATATTCTCTCCCCTGCCTCTGAGAATAACTGTTCTATCATCTACTCCTATCTTTAAATCAAAATACTGATCTGCCGTTAAGGCGATACAACGTAACTCGCATATAATTACATTTTCATCTTTAGTCCAGTTACCCGCACTTACATCAACATTTATAAAGTAAGGATAGGGAGGTGGTAAAAAATTAATAGGTCTGCGTGGCATTTTTAATCTCCTTTATAATTGGTAAAAAGAAATATCTAAAAAACATTTTATATTATCTAAGTATTTTTCTATACTTTTCCACATATTAAAAATTCCTTTCAAACATTTTATACTGATTCAGGATTCGCTTTACTTCTGAGACTGATGGTTCAGGAGTTGGTATTGGAACAGGTATTATATAATTAACAGTAAGATATGGCCTATTTGCTGCAAGTACTGCTTCTTGAGAATGAAATCTATTAAATAAATTTACTCCTGAACTTTCTATTAATGTTAAACCAAAATTATTATTATCGTTTGCTACCCACGCTTGTGTCATTATTGGAATGTTTATATTGTAAACCTGTCCCGCTAAATCTCCTACACCAATATTAAAAGTATCTTCAGGAGCATCATAATCATTTGCACTAAAGTTTCCACCACCAGCCCATACTACATCTCCTCCTGCACCGTTGAAATCAATACTCCTTCTATACGTCCCCTGTCCTGCTGTTGCTGGGTTTTCATTAGCTCCTTCAGTTATAGGGTCTACTCCCCATGCTGTAAGTAAATTTCTTGCTTCAACGATAAGAGCACCTCCCGAATTAACCGCTAATATAACTGTTAATACTGCTGAAGTTACAATAGCATTTGTTGGAATATGCCCATCAAGCGAAAATCTTAATATTGGAATAAACCTTGCAGTTAAAAATCCCCTTATCCAAAGAACATTTAATTGTGGTTGTGCATTACCAGTAAGGCCCTCTGATATATAAGCATCTTTATGATCACCACCTATAGCCTCCCCCCCTATTTCTCCAAATACAACTGTTGGCATAATAATACCACCTATATAAAGTAAACCAATTATAATTATTTCAATACTTTCATTTGCATCAAACTGTGTGTATATTCTAAGTGTTCCATTTTCATCTGAATAAAATTGATAATTAACACTATCTATATTTACAGAATAAAATCTGTTTGGTTCTTTGTTATATATTTCAAGTGTAACATAAACATCATTGTTGAGAGTTATAATATTATTTCTTATTGTATATTTATCCGCTTCAATATCATAATCTACCGTTCCCGCATCGTTCCATCCATTATTAAGCCAAACACCAAAAAACTTCGTCTTTAAATTTCCTGGAATTAATAATGATCCTAAATTTGTGATACTTGGATTTTTATAAGTCTCTCCATTTATCTCTCCAAAAATAGTGGCTTCTGCCTGAATACACGGTTCCCCTGGGTTCGCAACGATAGGATAACCATGAATCCACCTTATTGGATCTCCAATATCTGTGTAATCAAAAACCCAATTGGTATATCCCAAAGCAGTAATTTCTGTTTCAACATTTTCGCTATTAACAACTGGAACTCCTGCATCTTGTTTATCATGATATAATCTACATCGTGAATATTCTGCATTATTAAGAAAAAATACTCCCCCTCTTATATAATAATTATCTGATAAAACTGCCGGAGAACTCCCGATCCAATCCTCTAACTGCGCTCTTCTTGCAGGAGTAGTATGCCACCAACCATCAGGATTATCATAACCATAATCACTTATTCCAAAAAAACTACACGCCACCCCAAACAAATCAGGGAAAGCACATACCATTTTAAATACATTCCCGCCACCACCAGAGTATCCAATAATATTAATATTTGTTTCATCAATCCTATTACTATAGTTTTGTAAAGCATTTTGAATAGCGTCATAAATATCATACAATTCTCTTCCATTACAATCTTCATGTCCTTCTGATGTTGTTCTTCCCCGCATATCTACAACTAAACATACTACTGAATAATTTGTTATAAGTCTTTCTTTCCATGCCTGGACTACTGCTACCCTGGTATCCCCAAACCCATGCATTAAAACTATTAAAGGTCTTTTTGTTAATGCATCATCATAACTTATATCATATAATAAATTAATATTAACTAATGATGATTGATAAGATACTCCTATTATATTTTGTATTGCCATTATACTATAAACACTCCTGGCAACGGACGTATAATATCTTGCAGTCGTGCCCAATTAGCGTAGGTAAATGAATCCCAATCATCAGGTGAACGTTTTAGTTTTTGTTTAATCTCTTCTTTACTTCTGATATAAATAGTTTTATCGCCTTTAATCTCATATTTAATCGAGCCGGCATCTGATATTAGTTTCATATCCTGTATACCACCTATCTTATGATGCCGTATCTCATCTGCTGCTAACCAATTACTGAATGCCCTTAAGTTACCCAATGTAAAGTTTGTTCCGGTTAGTCTCTGTTCACAGGCATTACCACCTTTAAACTTTATTATATAGTGTCCTTTTTCTTCAAGCTCATCACAGACACCCGCTCCTAATCCTACTGCATCAATACAAACATCCTCTGCTGCTATTCGCTCTTCAATCATTATCTGTTCTGTTTTTCTTGTCACTTCTGGAATCTTTGTTTTAGGTATCTTAACAGTTTTGCTTGGAACTATATTACTGCCTTCCATTATTGTCCAGACTGATGGATCAGGACCATCGTGTCCAACATCAACTCCTAAAAATTTTCGCTTGACTATATTTTCTTTATTCGGTATAAATTCAAAGCAGGCTCTAATATCTTCCCATGATACTAATTGCATAATGGCATTAACGACATCCCAATTGTTTTTACAAAAGCGTAAATATAAATCTTCCGGTAATGTTTTTTTTAAATCTGTTTTGTACTCCTCAGTGATATATGGGTTCTTATCCATATCAGCTAACTGGAAATAATATTCTGGAGGTAACTCTTTACGTATATGTTTATCATACAAATCTTTAATCCAATTATCAGTTGGGTTGGTATCTATTAATGTAAATGCTGGAGGCATAGGATCAATTCTCCATTGTCCCCTACGCATTACTGACATATTAAACATTTCCTTTTGTAATTCATCCCCCTGATTTAAAAAGAATCCATTGACTTCTAATCCCCAAAAAGAAGTGAGCTCAGGATCATGTTCAAACTGTTCGGAAAGAAATAGTATCTGGGAGTTATTCGTAGCAGTGAAAATTAATTCTGATTTGTTAAAGTCAGCAATAAAATTGGAAGGGCAACAATACTTAAAGAATGTAGGTAAGGTTGTTTTTAATAACTTCGGTCTGTTCTCTCTGACAACTGCCCATCTCGATCCTGGGAATACTTTACACATGATAATAAGAATGGCGAGACAAACAATTGTCTTCCCACTGCGTATATCACCACCGAATATATAGTTCTTATGTTTTGCTTCTAATACAGTTCTGGCAAAAGTTTCCTGATCAGGAAAGTTTTCGTAGAATTTAACTGAAGTCAATTTCCTGTCCTCCTATCACCATTTTCTGGGGTAAACCTTTATGATCATTAATGAGGGTAGTCTGCTCTATAAATCC